TGCGAATGGACATTTTATGAAAATGCTCCTAGTCAAATAGATCTTCAAACTGGCGTTAACAGCGCCAAGACCACAGGCGGTGGATTTACAACCGCACAACTCAATGCCTGGGGATTTATTAGTGGACAACGTATTCCTTTGAGAGTACCTGCCTGCGACGATGACATTGAGGATCTCTACGACGAAGGCATTATCATGGTTGGGGCTGCGGGTAACGGGCGGTGGATGCATGATGTACCGGGGGGAGTTGATTGGAATAACACATTTGAGATGGCTGTAAGATATCCTGCTAGTGTCCTACAGCCCTATTATACTCACAGGGGAACAAGCCCTACAGCCGGCGATAATCTAACCTATGGCACACATGACCTACCAGCAATATGTGTAGGTGCTGTCGACACCATTCAAATTGACCAGAAGGTGTTATTTAGTGACTGTGGTCCAGGAGTTGATCTATATGCTCCAGGAACATATATTATTAGTGCATTGCCAAGTGGTGGTGCCGGAGATCCTAGAAACAGCACCTATCGCATTGGTAAGTATAGTGGTACATCAATGGCCAGCCCGCAGGTGTGTGGAGTATTGGCATGTGCATTAGAAATTTATCCGGATATGAATCAAGAGCGGGCAAAAGCCTATATAACAGCCATTGCCAAATCAGGACAACTTGTGGCAACATCGGGTGGGCCAACAGATGGACAAGATCTACAGGGTTCACCGAATCTGTATTTGTTTTATAAGAAAGAACGTGAAACTAGTGGCAATGTCTTTCCAAAAATCAATTATAAGCCAAGACCCACAACAGGATCGGTTTATCCTAGACCTAGAATTAAAAGAACATTATAACGGAGCGCAGAATGACAAAACAAACAATTAATGTAGGAACGTCGCCAAATGATCGTAGAGGAGACAGTCTACGGGCAGCGTTCCAAAAAGTTAATGCAAACTTTACAGAACTGTATACTGCATTAGGGTTAGATGTTGCTCCTTTAAATCTAGGTGCATTTGAATTTACAGGTAGCACACTAAGCACCACTGACAGCAGTTCTATAACAATAGACCAAGCAACAACCATAACCAGCAACTTGACAGTGGGCGGCGATATTTTACCCAGTGTGGCCAACGGCGGCGATCTAGGCAGTTCGGCTAGACCTTGGCGTAGTATGTATGTTAGTAACCAAACAATATATCTAGGTGGTACTCCTTTAAGTTTAGATCCCAACACTAATGAATTAAAAATTAAGTAACCAAACAATATATCTAGGTGGTACTCCTTTAAGTTTAGATCCCAACACTAATGAATTAAAAATTAATAATGTTCCTGTTAGTCAAACAATTACCTATACAGACATTCCCAATGTTCCAACAGATGTTTCAGACTTGACTGATGATGATGGATTGTTAGGCGGAGGAGGTGGAGGGGCTGGTCCAGTTCAACCATATCTTGAACTAACTGACACACCATTCATAACACAGCCCGTGACATTAGGCACACCAGTTACTGTCACAGTACCTGTTACAGGTATTAATGCTCAAGTTCAAGTGGGTATTTCAGAAGGACCAGTCTTAGGTGAAATCACTGTAATTACTCCTGGTACGGGTTATGTACCAGGCACCACTTATAAAATCTATAGTTATCAAATTGGCGGCTCCAACGATGCTACTGATAGTATAACATTTACCATAGACACAGTAAACGGATTTGGCGGCATAATGACTGTCGCCAACGCTGCCTTTACTGGTGTTGCAACAAACAATTCAGGATCATACAATGTTAGCATTGATTATCAACCAGTACAAATATTTGATGAGATCCGTCCAGGATTAACACTGACACGAGATAACGTTCAAGGAATCTACTAGAAGTTACACAACTTGGCGAGCAGCATTAAACAATCAAGTGGGCAACAACATAGTAGCCAGCGAACTGGTCATGCACGACATAGCCAATGACAAATATTACAAGTTTGATTTCGCTAGTTGGGGTGGCAGCAACGGCGGCTACTCTTATACTAGAACAGAAGTAACTGATCCCAACTACTTTAAGAAAGATGACTATGCCACTGCTAACAACGTAGACGTTATTGAAGACGATTCTACAATACAGATTGGTATCACTCGAGGCGAGAACAATGGCATCTACAACCCATTCACTGAAGAAGGATGGGATGAAGATGTCAGTCCTCAGGGCACAGAATGGAACATAGATGGTTGGAATGATCTCACAGACGTTGAAACAAGAACATACACTAATCTATATGCGGCATTTGGTAATGGTGGTTTAGGAAACAAGATAGTAGGTACAGAATGTGTAATGTATGTGCCTAGCATAGAAAAATATTATGCTGTAAAATTCCTAAGTTGGACACAAGGCGATATGGGTGGTGGGTTTAGTTACACCCGTAAAGAGATAGACTTAACTAAACTCAACGAAGGTGTTAAATTTCCAGACGGTACTGTATTAAAATCTGCCTTAGGCACAGGTCGTGTAAAATCAACTGCTGCTGGTAATCGTAGAATAGAAGAAGTCACAGGCTACAACCAAGTAGCAGTGACAGCAAGAACCACCATCGGTTTGACCACAGTAGCATCAAGAGCAGGAGCCAGCACCAATCTAATATGGGTTGACAGCACTTCTACCACAATAGATGAGGTTATTAATAATTCAGCCAACTACAATTTCCAATTCTCGTTAGACAACACAACTTGGTACACTTGGAACGGTAGTACAAGTTTTAGTGGCGACGAAAGAGGTTATGTCGTAACGACTACGCTGACATATGATCAAGACGACACAGTTTACTTTAGATACAGCACCGGTGCTGATCCTGTGGTATGGTGGGACAAGGCAGACTTGCCTGGTGGTGCCGGTAACTTCCGCGGTGCTGTTATTGACTATCACGCCTACACAGGCGAATCAACTATTATTGGCACCATACACATTGTAGACGACGATGGTGAAGAACACATCAGCCATCAAGAAGTACAGAGTGGTAGCACAGACGGTGAGAACGATGATCTCTGGTTAGTGACTACAGAAGGGCAAATAAAATATCGTCGCATAGACGGTGAAAGCAAAACACTGAAAATACATTGGACCGCTAAAGTTTTCTACGGTTCAGAACTATACGATTAATCGGGGCGACATAAATGACAACTATTAGAAAAATTGTAACCAGTAAAGTAGACGGCAACAGTGCCGATACCAATGACACAAACGAAATTCGCCCGTTTGGTGAAATCGCAGTTTATATAAACACTGAGCCCAATCCAGACAAACTGACTTTAATGATGTTTGATGGTATAAGAACACATCTCAAGAGCATGGTATTGGCTCCTGGTCGTTTGTATGGTTCGGATGCTGATTCAGGTGACGGCAACAATCGCGACACTATCAAGTTAATCCCAGATGCCAGTCTAAGCGATTATACTGGCAACGATCAATATCTCATTATTGATCCCACAGGCGGGAATATTCACATAAGAGCAGGTGGCACAATAGATAACAGTGATGCTGATTTGTATCTTGGTGGCAAACAGACATTTGTGCGAGTCAGTGACGACTCAGACAATGTGGCGATTAGAACCGGACTCAATGCATCAATAGAAAATGTTGTTGTGGATATAGTAGATGAACTTGTGCTACCAGGTGGTCCAGGCGGCGTTTGGCGTATGTTTTTTCTTGACGCAGATTATCCTGCTTTAGGCACAACTGTTCAAGTAGGCGACACCGTGACCACATCCTGGGGAACTCCCATAACTGCTGCCATTACCAATATTGTACAAGACATTGGTGTAGGCACTTGGGCTCTGCACTTTGATCAAGATATTACTGCGGAATTTAATTTTGGTGACACAGTCACATTTAACCGAGGGCCGGAAGTGTTATTGATTACAACACGTCTAAGCAAGACCTGGACATTTGACAGCACAGGTAAAACTGTATTGCCAAGCACAGCGATATTCAATGGCACTGACGGTATTGTTGTAGATAATCTCAATGCAGGTATTGCGGGCCTGTTCAACGACGGCGATGTTTATATCACAGGTGGCAACAGCGTAAGATTTACTGGCATTGATACTATTGACGGTATCAGCGAATCAGTATTGAGATTCTGGAACGCAGAAGGTCGTCATTCCTCAGGCAATGACCCTACAGAATTAGTAACATTGGATGTGGGCAATGACGCAACTAATGGAGCCCCCACAGAAGGTTTTCTCAAGATCATTACAGAAAAAGAAGTGGGCGGACAAAAAGAGTGGAAGTTTGATGCCAACGGTGTACTACACTTGCCTACAAGTGGAGACATTGTAGACAGCGATGGCAACTCAGTACTAGGTGGCGGCACTGATCCTAACATTTGGATACAGACTTTTGCTTCTCAAGATGGATTTCCTAGTGATGTTGTATCACTAGCAACCAGCGTTGAATATGATAATGCGGGCAATGTTATTGCCTTATTCGCACACCAAACTGGTATTGGCGAATTTAATGTTCCAAGTGGTTCTTACTTCTCCGTGGCTAAATTTACAGCCGCTGGCCAAAAACTATGGCAAGTGCGTTTAGCGGCCGACATGGGCACTGGTGTATACACTGACGGTTGGGGTCTAGCAGTTGACAATGTTGACAGTAGAATTTATGTTGCTGGTCGTGTTGATGATGAGGTAGGTTACAGTAAATCTTCTTTAATAAAACTCAACAGTGAAGATGGTAGTTTAATATGGAGCAACGTCTACAATTTTGGCGCGGCCAGCGATAGTCCTGTAGTAGATGTAGACAGTGAAGGTAACCCTATAGTAGTAGGGTATTACTCAACTGAAGTTGATACTAATGACGGAGTTACAGTGACAAAGATTGACAGGCTAGACGGCACAGTTATCTGGAGCAGATTGCTAGACGGTCAAAACGATGACGAAGCCTACGGTATGGCAGTTGGTCCAAATAACGAAGTAGTGGCTATTGGTTATACCGCTCAGATAGGTATTATTGATACTGTTGAAACAGTAGTTGCGGAACCTGTATCTAACGTTAATTGGACTAACGAAAGACCTGTGTTTAATAATGGATTTTCGTGTACTGTTTCGTTTCCTAACGGTGACGGAGTTCCTTCATTTAGCAATATCGAAGACACTATTGGTAACAGATCAATAGGAGACACACTGGCAACTATACCGGGATCAAATCTCGGTGACAATGGCGTTGACGGCGTTGATGATATGATTGTCAAAGTTGCCACTGTGACTGCTGGCGACACCGACGACCGTATGCTTGTAGTCAAGTATGACTCAACTGGCGCTATACAGTGGCAAAAAGCCATACAGTTTGATGCGGGCTACGCCTGCCGAGGAGCAGATGCTGACATTGACAGCCAAGGTAACGTCTATGTCTGCGGCAATTACGATTACGATGCTGGCGATGATACTAACAGTGCTATGAATCTAGTCAAGTTCAACAGCAGTGGTGTTAAACAGTGGAGCAGACGAGTAGTGGGCGACTGCGAAGACTTTGCCACCAGCATTGTAGTGGGACCAGACGATACATTATACCTAAATGGAATTACTAGTCAATTGGTTAATGACACTCCGAGATTTGTGTGGGTTGTAGCCAAGTACACAACATCGGGCACTGTGGTATGGCAGAGATTGATTGAGAATACTACCGGTTGGAGTTTTAGTGGTGGCGGCTTCTTTAATGCCGGTGGTGGCAGCAATCTTGCTGTACGCCAAGGCTATGTTGCTCTCAGTGGCGGGTTCGGGGAACCCTTTAACGGCACCTCCAATGCCACTGTGGTGCAAATAGACACAGACGGTACAGTATTCAATGTAGGCGATTGGGAATTCAAAGCCGCAAGTTTCTCGGGAACATTGAACTCAACTGCTTCAGACATCACAGTAGTCAATGCTGAAAAAGTTGACAGTGCTATTACAGGTATTACTGTTGACGACACACTATTTGGCACTGACACAACAAACTTCCTAATACCTACACTATACACAGCACCTGGCGGCGACAACAGTTTAGTCAACGGTGCCTACACAGTTGCCTTGGGCAATACTGGCACAGTGACATTGCCAGCAGGTGGTACTATCACAGAAGGCTATGTTACCAGCAATCCTACGATCCAACTTACTCCAGCGAGCCCGGATGTGGCCAGTCAGAAGTTAGTGATCAAGGGCGGTGCTATCTATAATTTTACCGACAACGGTATAAACATAAATTACAGTAATAACACCGCCCTAGTTGGTGATACTCTTACTTTTTACATATCTTCAAACACTTATGCTGATCAAACGCTCTACTGGTGGATCTATCCAGAGGGTGCTAACATATCAGATCCAGGATCAGGCACAGTGGTATTGTCTGGCAGTAGCGGCAGTTTTAGTTTTGATCTAGACAGTGATGACAATGAGTTTACTGTGCGTGTGTCACCCGAAGACAATAACTATGACCCTGCGAGTTTAGGTGTTGAAACGGGATTGATTAACGCTGACGCACCTACATTTGACAGTGAACATCACCTACACTTGACCACAGGCGACTTGGCTGAGACCAGTATCATCTTGGGCACTGATGATCACAATGTACGAACAACAGTTAATGGTGGCATTGAAATAAACACATATCTATACCCAAGCGGTGGTGGTAGCGGCAAGTGGACATTTAGCGAGAACGGTGATTTAACGTTCCCAGATGCTACTGTTCAGACCACAGCGTTGGTACAAGGCGAACAAGTATTTACACTTGACACTGGTGCAGTTGACTATGCCCCAACAGTAGTAGATTTTAATCTATTGTTTGTTACACCGGCAATAGGGTATTCAGAAACCGATCCTACTTCAGTTACGCTACCGGCCGGTGTACCTGGACAACGTTTGGTTATTTTCAACGGTTATAACCTTGCTACCCTTACAGTAAATCCTGGCCCGGTTGGCAGAGATATATCAAGTGGCGTTGTAGCAGAGTTTATCTACTCTGGTTTCGACGGGTTATGGATGCCGCTATATGGAACCAATAGTCCAACCTAAACAATAACGGTAAATATACTAAAGAGAGCGGATTATGACTATACAAACGATCAATATTGGCAACGTGGTTAACGACGGATTGGGCGATGATCTACGCACCGCGTTTCAAAAGGTAAATGCTAATTTTACCGATCTAGCTGCTAGCATTACGGTAACTGCTAGTAATTTAGGTGGTGGTGCTGGAGTGTTTAAAGAAAAAGTCGGCGTTGACCTACAGTTCAAAACACTAGTAGCTGGTACTAAAATGTTCATCAATGAACTAACAAATACCATTGTAATCAATAATCAACAGCCCGACGGCTTTGCTAGAATTGATACCGATAACGGAATTGTTAATGCCAGCGATCATCTTAACATTACCTTAGAGGGAGGAGATAACATCAACGTCTCTGCTGTGGGTTCTGTCATAACCGTTGATACAAATTTAGACCTAAATCAAATTATTGCTGGATTTGACTTCGGAGTACTGGGCAATAACTTTTTATATTCTCCGCAACTTGCACTTGCAGCAGCCAATGTAGATTTTGGTACTATAACAAATCCAGGGACGATTAGTCTAGACCTTGGTGCATTTTAAGGATACAGATTCATGGCCATAACTTGGATCACTCCTGCAGGTAGTCTGGGAATAATTGTAGAGAGAAATACTCTAGAGATTGCTGTATCTGCAACTTCAAACTTAGGCGATATTACCTATAGTTTGATAGCCGGACGTTTACCTCGTGGATTACGATTAGTCAACAATGTTATCAAGGGAAGCCCTGTAGAGGTTAGACAGTTCACAGAATATAGATTTGTTATACGTGCCTTTGATGGAGTAGATCTTGAAGATAGAACTTTCAAGCTGTCAGTAGACGGGAGTGATCTACCCTATTGGTTAACTCGAGAAGGATTTCTCAATGTTGGTTCTAACAATGCCTATTTTGTTTTAGACAATGCTTATGTAGAATTTCAACTCGAAGCAGACGACACTGATGTTAATGCTGGAGATAATTTAGAATTTTACCTAGTGCCAGTAGGCGGAGAACTTCCTCCTGGTCTGTCTCTTAGCAAGACGGGTGTTATATCTGGCTTTACTGATCCTATATTTGCAGTAGACTACTCAGAAATTCAAACAGGTGCGTATGATACCGCAGCTTTTGACGTGCTACCATTAGACAAATCAGAAGCAAGATCAAACGGGTTTGACAGTTATCTTTATGATAATGTAACCTATGACTACAATGAACCATCTAGATCGCCTAGAAGATTAAGCAGATTTTACACATTCATTGTTGCTGTCAGCGACGGCATCAATGAAGTACGTAGAGTATTTAGAATTTGGGTAGTCACTGAAGAATTTCTAAAAGCTGACAACAATATTGTACAAGTTGATACCAATTTATTTCAAGCAGATGTAACTGGTGATAGGGTGCCATTATGGATTACTGAAAGCTATCTTGGCCGTTTTAGAGCTGACAACTATGTCACAGTCTATCTAGATGTATATGATCCTGTTTCATTATCCGGCACAATAACTTATTTTTTACTAGCAACTAATCCTGATAATTCACCTAGTGTAATTCCTCCAGGTTTAACTTTAGATACACAAACAGGCGAGCTTGCTGGTCGAGTTCCTTACCAAGCAGCCATAACCAAAACCTATCAGTTTACCATGCAGGCTGTAAATTTTCCTGCAAGTTTAGCCGATGTTGATTATACGATAGTCGGTGATTGGTCGTCAACTAGAATTTATCGAGAAAATGAAGCTGTGAGATATTTGGGCTTTGTCTACATTTGTTTACAGGAACATAGAAACGTAGTTCCCGTAGATGGACCTTATTGGAACCTAGGAGTTGCTACAGCAGAAAAAACATTCACTGTAGATATCATTGGTGAAATTGAAAGTGCCATTAGATGGATATCCGATAGCGATCGTGGCGTTATTAAACCCAATCAACCAAGTACTGTAAATGTAGAAGCTGAAAGTCTTTTGTACGGAAACAAGGTTGTTTACGAACTTTATTCGGGAACATTACCTCCGGGACTAACATTATTATCCACAGGTATTATACAAGGCAAAGTAAAACAATTTGCTGATAGTTCAGGTCCCGGACTGACTAGATTCTTTGACAGAGATTCGTCTCTTGTAGATTCAACAGGAACTATTACATTCAATACTACATTTGATGCCGATACTACCAGCTTTGGTAAAAAGTTTACATTTAGTATTAAAGCTAGAGACACTGCTCAATTTGCAGAAAATATTAAAGAATTTTTTATTACTGTGGTATCTAGCACAGAAAAAACTTTTGCCAATCTCTATCTAAAGGCATTCCAAAACAAAGACAAACGTTTAAATTGGTATAACTTTATTACCGATTCTAACATATTTAGAAATGACGAAATCTATCGATATGGCGACGCTAACTTTGGCATTCAGACTGAATTAAAAATTCTATTGTTTGCAGGTATCGAAAGTGTCGGAGCAGTTAACTATATACAAGCCTTGAGCAGGAATCATTATAGAAAACAGATCAAGTTTGGTGATGTTAAATATGCAGTGGCTAAAGATTTGTTAACTCAAGAACCTTTGTATGAAGTTGTCTATGTAGATATAGTAGACGAATTTGAAAAGAATAATCGTTCTATTAGCAATACTATAGATTTGCCAAATAACATAAACAGCAAAGTACTTATTAGCTACGACTCTATCAAAGTAGACAGCAATATTCCTTTTGCCAGTGACAGTGATCATCAACGCATATTCCCTAACAGTATCAAGAATATGAGGAAAAGAATTCGAGATGTAGGAGAAAGAGACAGAGAATTTTTGCCATTATGGATGCGTAGTATACAAACTGACAGTTTTGTAGAAACAGGATATGTAAAGGCATTGATACTTTGTTACTTAGAACCAGGAACTTCTGAAAAAGTTCTTTCCAGAATAAAATCCAGCGGTTGGAGAAAAATTACCGTGACGAGCAATATTAACTATTTGGGCATAAATGAAAACTTTCCTGTAGCAGGAGAGGACAACGACACGCAGGTGTTCAGAGATAACTTTGATACTATCAAAACCAGTCTTAACACAGCTAAAACTGAAATCACCGATCTACAAGATAACGTGGCAAGAACTGACGCTGACAACGACTTTAACAAAAAACTGTTAAGCGGTGCAGTAATGCTCAATAACTACGATAAGAAATTTGACGGCGGAGTAATTACAGCTCCTCTAACTGTTGACTACGAAAACGGCAACTATCAAATTTTTAGATTTGGCGTTAGTACAACTGTAGAGTTTTTAAACTTTCCGGATGATGATACATTACCCGAGGGAGTTGGAAAAATTACATTAGAATTATACGGTGATGGTACTGCTAGAACTTTAACATTTAGTACTGTTGGCGGAACTGTGATTAAAAAAGATGCAGCATTTCCTGCACCGTTTATTGTAACTTCTGCAGAGGCAGCGGCGGGCAGCGGCAATCCAATTTTTATCGAAGTATGGAAACATAAATCGGATAGAATCTTTTTACGTTATCTAGGACAGTTTAGCTAATGTTTGATCCTCGGGGAACCGATCTTTCTAATTTGAAAGATAACGAAGTTGAAGAAAAATTACAAGAATTAACTAGAAAGTATTTCACGGCTCAACGTTTAGGTAAACCTGAGCTCTTGACACAAATCGGAATGTTTGTTACAATATACAAACAGGAATTATCAAATAGATATTTAGAAAAAACTAAAATGAATTTTGATGGCGATTTGGATCAACTAATTAATGTTAACAAATAACACAATTGAAGAATTAACAGAAGGCGTTCTAAGACACGGTCCTGATATTCTTTCACACTGCGTTTCACAATCTAAAGAATTAGAAAAATATACTCAACGTATTAATGATGAATTCTTAGATTACCCAATTCCCAAACAACAAATCGATACTGCACACTGGTTTATTCCAGAAGAGTATCGAACTATGGATATTTTAGACTGGTTATATCAACGTTGTCCAACTCCTGAAATACGAGCAAGAGTGGTTGAAGAACTAAGACTATTTGCCAAGCATGATATGATTCCTGTGTTAAAAACCATGAAATACGTAGTAGATACTCTTAGAGCTAATAACATAGTTTGGGGAGTAGGTCGTGGATCTAGTGTAGCCAGCTATGTGCTTCACATCATCGGGGTCCATAAGATCGACAGCGTTAAATACAATATACCAATAGAAGAGTTCTTTAAAGGAGATCAAAATGGGTAGAATTTATACAAGTATGCAGGGAAAACAAATTGACATGGAAAAGCTTCAGCTTAGAAATGAACTAGCGCCTGCAATTGGAAACATGAAAGTAAATGCTAGAGGTGACGAGTTAGGTACTGGTGGAAAAATTGTTCGCACACGTGAACAAATTTTGCAAGACTATTACAAAAACAATCCTAGAGCAGTTGAAGACGAAATTGTATCATCTAGAGCCGGTGGAAAGAAATAACAATGAACACAGCATTTGGTGCTAAACATGTTAAAATTAAAGCCCTTCACGATTGGGTTATAGTGTCGGATATGGAGTTTGGAGATATTACTACCGCTAGCGGTCTAGTTCTTCGAAGTGACAACGGTAAGACTCATGGCATTAAACCTAGATGGGGTAAAGTCTACTGCGTTGGTCCAAAGCAACAAGATGTTGCAGTAGGCGATTGGATTTTAATCGAACACGGTCGGTGGACTAGAGCCATGCATATCAACGATGGTGAGCGTGAACTTAAAGTTCACAGAGTTGATGCAAACTGTATCATAGGAGTTTCGGATAGTGCGCCCACAGCCGACGACTGGTATGTAGCCGATTCGATGTAATATGCATATGAGGAAACAGTCATGGAGCGTGGAAGAAATCGCCACGCAAATCCATGCACTCGCTAGGGAATGTTCAAGTCCCTACAATGACGGTTTTACTGCATTTGATTGCAAAAAAGATCTATATCAAATTAAATTCTTAGTTGACCAAGCATTAAATAATTCTCCAAACTTTAGTAGTTTAGAAGAAGAGTGGTTGACAGAGCAAGAAAAAAAGCGCATAATTAAGATATTAAAATCTTAAGGAAAGCTCATGACGAATCCATTTCGTGATCAAGAAAAGTTTATGCGGGCTTGCGACCAAAGTGTTACAGGCGATCAAAATCAATTTAATATGTATATTAAATTAATTGAAGAAGAATTTAGAGAACTTACTGTGGCGTTAGACAATAATGACAAAGTAGAAACCCTTGATGCACTTATTGATATTCTAGTTGTCACTATTGGTGCCATTCATTCAGCAGGCTTTGATGCCGAAGGCGCATGGAAAGAAGTCATGCGTACCAACTTTGCCAAAATTGACAGCGAGACTGGCAAGGTGCGTAAACGTGAGGATGGTAAAGTGCTCAAACCCATAGGTTGGACTCCTCCAGAACTACAATCGTTTGTAAAATGAAAATAGGATTTACCTGCTCAACATTTGATCTGTTTCATGCAGGTCATATCATGATGCTCAAAGAAGCAAAGACGCAGTGCGATCATTTGATAGTAGGATTACAAACAGATCCCACAATTGATCGACCCGATACTAAAAACAAACCTATTCAAAGCGTATTTGAACGATACGAACAACTAAAAGCCTGCAAATACATTGACGAAATACTTGTCTACGAAACAGAGCAAGACCTTATAAACATCTTGCTTTCTTATCCTATTAATGTTAGAATACTAGGACAGGAATACGAAAACGAAGATTTCACTGGTAGGCGAGAATGCGTGGACCGCTATATTGAGTTTTATTTTAATAAACGTGAACATAATTTTTCAACCAGCGAACTACGGCAACGTGTGATTGCTGCTGAAATTAATAAAGGATTAACAAATGAGTACACTAGATAATTTTACCGTTCAACCTAAAGACCCTAGCAAAGGACATTTCTATGTTAGCCTTGTAAAGAGTTTTTTACGCATTGCAGCAGGTGTAGCCCTTTGCATTTACGGACTACCGATTGTAGGCGGTTTGTTTATTGCAGCCGAAGTGCTTGGTATTGTAGAGGAACTAGTATAATGTATAAAACAATTTACACAGAAGTTGAAGTTGACGTTGATCTAACAGACTTTGATACAGATGATCTTATTGAGGAATTGGAAAGTCGAGGTGCTGGCAGCACAGACTTTGGAGATGGTAAAGATGTTCTACGAACAATTTATGAAAAACGTAGATTAGGGCAAGATTACCAACCAGAACTAGATCAATTGATTTGGTTAGGGTTAGGAAAAGTTGTGTGAGAAATCTAATACTGATCGATGCTGTTGTAGCCCTACACGAAATTGCCCGAACTGTTGCCGAAGAAGTCGGTGACGGACAATTATACAACGACATTCGATCATGTGCAGATCGGTTGCATGATCTCTCGCTTGTTGACAATAAAAATAGTATAATAACACAAGACATTATTAAAAAGGCAAAAGAATGAAAGAACTATGGGTAGAAAAGTATCGTCCTAAGACAGTAGACGGTTATGTGTTTAGAGATGAGAATCAACGCAAACAAATTGCTACATGGATTAAAGATAAAAGTATTCCGCATTTAATTTTAAGCGGATCTGCTGGAATTGGCAAGACAACACTTGCTAAAATTCTTATTAATGAAATTGGTATTGAAGATTACGATGTCCTTGAGATCAATGCTTCTCGCACTAACAGCGTAGAAGATGTGCGTGATAAAATCACAAACTTTGTGTCTATGATTCCGTTTGGTCCATTTAAATGCGTGTTGCTTGATGAGGCCGATTATCTATCGCCTAACGCACAGGCTGCACTCCGTGGGGTTATGGAAGAGTATCATCATACAGCTAGATTTATTCTAACCTGTAATTACCCCAATCGTATTATTCCTGCACTGCATAGTCGCTGCCAAGGCTTTCACGTTGAACGTACAGATCAAACAGAGTTTACTGCCCGTGTTGCCACTATCTTGGTAGAAGAAAACATCGACTTTGATCTTGATACACTTGACATGTATGTTAAAGTGGCCTACCCTGATTTGCGCAAGTGCATTCAATTAGTGCAACAAAATTCCACCGAAGGAGCTCTTGAGAAACCAAATAAGGGCGATGCTGGCGAAAGCGAGTGGAAGTTTGAAATGGTCACGTTGTTTAAAGCTAGAAAAATTACAGAAGCACGTAAATTGCTCTGCGGTAAGATTCGTGCAGAAGAAATGGAAGAAGTCTATCGTTGGCTGTATGACAATTTAGAAATCTTTGGTGACGAAGCAAAGCAAGATAAAGCAATTATGATTCTCAAACAAGGCCTAGTTGACCACACACTGGTAGTAGATGTTGAAATTAATCTCGCTGCCACATTAGTCAAATTATCAATGCTCAATGGCTGACGAACATAACTCGGCTAAAGGCAGGACCAGTTATGATTCTACATCAACGGGCTCTCTTATTCCGTTCTTTAATAGAAACGTAAGTGAATATCCTACTGAAGCGGGAGGAGTTAAGTTTGAACTAGTACCTGTCACTAAACAAAAAGACCTAATGATCAATCATGCTAGGATGTATGCCCAGCAAGAGTACGATCGTATTATGGAATTAGTGACAGTATTAGAAAAACAAGCTCAAGAGATTAAACGTAGACTAGATATAACCGATGCTGTTCATGCAGCAGTTTATCAGTTTCAGCCTGTAATGGGTAATTGCTATTGGTTAGCATGGGATAAAAGAAAACAACATACTCTGTTAACACAACACGGACCTAATGATTGGTCTAGTAGTGCTCCAGAGGACTACGAATATAAAGCCCAAGTAAAATATATGGGTGACCATACATGGATGGAAATAAATGACAAGTAGATATATGATTGTGACCTATGTTAAAAAGCCCAACGGTAAATGGGACGAGTTGACAGAGTTCAAAAACAGTCTCAAACAGAAACACATTCAAAGTGCTAAGGTTATCTTAGACTTCAAAGAAAAGAAGTGTGTCATAAACAGCCTCAATAAAGAAGCTGGTTATGACGACATGTTAGAATTTTATAAAAGAGTGTTGGGGGATCGATTGACCCCCCATCTTCCTCAAGAGTCTCCGTAAATCGCTAGTATCTCCTTAACCGCTTCGTGTCTTTCAACGTCACCCACAGTAAAATGACAAATGTCTACATACCTGTGATTTTCAAAGTTATTATATAACTTCAGGAATTCAAGCAACCCATTATTGCTAGGGCGGTCGGCCTGCTGTAGATCTCCAGTGACAACCATCTTTGATCCCTGACCTAGACGAGTTAGCAGCATTTTCATCTGACTAGGTGTTGTGTTTTGCATTTCATCGGCTATGACAACAGCATTTTTGAATGTACGACCTCGCATGTATGCTAATGGACTAGTTTCGATGATTCCCTCCGCAACCATGTGTTCAATCTCTTTAGCATTGTAATTCTCAGCAATTACATCAAAAATTGGCCTTGTCCAAGGGGCCATCTTCTCGTTAAGATCACCGGGTAAAAACCCGTGTTCTTCATCGACTGAAACCGCTGGTCTTGTGATAATAATTTTAGTAGCATCGCCGTATTTGAGTTGATCTACAGCCCATTGCACAGCCAACATGGTTTTACCCGTACCGGCTGGGCCAGTAGCAAAAACAATCATTTTTTTAGGATCGTTTAGCTTTAATAGGTAATCTTCTTGGTTTAGGTTTTTGGGATATAATTGAACTCTAGGACGTTTTTGATATTGTTTATCTACTAGTTTAATTACGTTAGACGCTTCTTGATAGTGGTTAGCGTTCAGTACTGCTGCTCTTTTTCGCTTCATATAAGGTTAGCCCTCCTTTTACGTGTAGGCACGGACCTCAAACCGTTGGTGCCCGTAGCCGAACACAAAAGTATTTAACGATAACTGAAAAAAGTTATCTTATATGTTTGTATTTTGACGATAAATACAATTAGGAGAAATCATGGCCGATATTAAAGACATTATACAAAATATAGAACAGCTTTACGGGTCTAATAACAGCTTGAACATGCTTAAGGAGTTTGAGCGTGTTATCGACGAATTAGACGTGTATGTCTACGAAAACTGGATTGACGGTGAACTTGTAGCAGGACCCAAGGAAAGCAGATACTGGGTTGAATGCACATTTATGTGGCCGGAAGACAAAATGCCCGAGCCCAAAGGCGGTAAGCGTTTGTTAGACTATGGTTGCAAAGTGCAATATGCAGAAAGTCAAATCTCCAGAGTAAGAAAAATTAAAACACCAGACGATGTTCGCCCTGGCACAAAGAAAGGCAAAATTGATCACGAAGATGTATGGATGGTTAAAATTACAATGCCAAAAAAATTAATGAACGATATTAATCGTGGTTATAAAAATTTAGATTCAAACAAAGTAGAAGACATTCTAAATCAGAATGGCGTAGTCGCAGCACAACCAGATGCTGCCGGAGGAGTCGCAAGTGCAGAACAACCAGCAGCTTAATGAGGGACTTCGTCCTATGGACCTAGCAGAAATGGTCAATAATACCTTTGAAGTTGATACCTTTCGATCAAAGATGGGAGAAGATCGCGATGTATGTGTATTAACATTTACTGTTAGTGATAGAAATCCTGCAAAGGATCTTATGGAGTTTATTGAAAAGGGTTATGACTTTGTGCTAGATGCAGATGTTAGCAGTGGCGAGAACACCAACGGCGAGTATTCAGTGTTTGTCGAGTTAACTAGATCTAAAGACCTTGCTGAACAGATCAAAGAACTAACCTATGGTATTAAAAAGCTAACAGGCATTAGTGATTGGGAATTCCGTTATCACAAGGACAACAAAAAATTTCAAGTTTCAGAAGAAACTCTCAAGTCAGTTATTCCTCCTTCGCCAGGCGCTTATGATGGACTAATGAGCAGGATGAGAACTGAAGGAGTTAAACGATTCTTCAATAAAACTCTCATGGACGATCTAACATTAGACGGCGATGTAATCACTATCCACAAACCTTTTAATCGACAGGTCAAACTTCGTATGGTCAAGGAAGCTGCTACTGATTCTATACTAGAAGGCATAGCAGATCCTATTACTATGGACGATGCCTCCACTAGTGAAGTATTTTGGCTAACTAAAGTTTTAGGCGACTACAATATCAATAAAGTAGGCGACAAATTTATGTTTGACAACGGCGGTCAAGCAATGCTATTACAAAGGATAGAATAATGAGCTTTACATTTAACTTTACAAAAGAACAACTGAAAGAAATGATTCCACGAAATCCATACGTGGATCAATGGTACGAAGCATTACACGAAATACTTCCAGAATATGAAATTACAACACCACAACGGGTGGCTGCTTTCCTAGCACAATGCGCTCACGAAAGCGGTGGTTTTGTTTTCCTAAAAGAAAATTTAAACTACAAAGCAGCAAGTCTACGCAGAGTATTTCCCAAGTATTTTCCAGACGATGCAACTGCGGCACATTATGCAGGCAAACCGGAAATGATTGCCAACAGAGTTTATGCTAATCGCATGGGCAATGGTGACGAAGCAAGTGGCGATGGTTGGAGATTCTGCGGACGTGGACTTATCCAATTGACTGGCAAGAACAACTACACCTTCTTTGCAGGTTCATTAGACATTCCAGTTGAAGAAGCCAGCGAATATCTACAGACATTTGAAGGTGCAGTACAGTCAGCATGTTTCTTTTGGGAACAGAACAAACTAAACCAGTGGGCTGATGCAGGCGACATTTTAACTCTAACTAAACGTATCAACGGCGGCACTATCGGTCTAGAAGATCGTCAGAAGCATTATCAACACGCCTTACATATTTTTGGAGCACACTAATGTCTCAAATAGGATGGATGTTCAGCTTATTGCCTGATGCTTTTTTAAATTGGTTTTATTGGGCTATAATCGTAGCTGGTATTACCGGAGTACTTGCTGGATGGTTAGGTAAGTGGATTCCATTCTACGGAAACTATGTTAAGATACTACAGCCTGTAGGCATTGTGCTTTTAGTACTAGGTGTCTGGCTGCGTGGCGGCTATGATACTGAGATGGCTTGGCGGGAGAAAGTCAAAGCTGCTGAAGAACGTGTAGCGTTAGCTGAGAAGCAGGCCGAAGAAGCCAACGGCAAAGTTGAAATAAAAGTTGTTGAAAAGACCAAAGTGGTCAAAGAGAAAGGCAACGATATTATTAAGTATGTTGATCGCGAAGTTGTTAAGAAAGAAGAAATTGTCAAGTACATTGAAAGATGTCCGGTTCCTACTGAAATAATCAATCTACATAATCAAGCTACAGAACTTAACCGCGCAGCAGAAGGACCAAAGAAATGAAAATCATAATTCTTAGTCTAATTATTCTACTGGCAGGTTGTACTACGGCCGTTCCAGTAAAACAAAAATTTCCAGAAGCTCCGCAAGTACTAAAAGACAAGTGCGAACAATTAAGAAAAATTGAAGGCGATAAGGTAGCTATAACAGAAATGTTAAAAGTTGTTATACACAATTATTCGTTATACTACGAATGTTCAACTAAAGTGGAAGGTTGGCAAGAGTGGTACGACACACAAAAGAAAATATACGAGAGCGTAAAATGAAAATTGCATTAATTATTGCAGCAGCGTTATTGACAGGTTGCGCTTCTATTAGCCCAGAAGTTCAAAAGTCTGTATCAAGAGATCAGACGATGGACAAGATGGCTAAAACAGCACTGATAAACGAAATGTTAAACAGTCCTGACCCCCATGTAAGATCTAAAGGCGCTGCGATTGCAGAAAAATTTCTAGTAGAACCAAAGAAAAATATATTTGGTTTTTGATTAAATATTAATATATTAAGCAGGAGCGAAGTAAATGGCATTAATTGATTCAGTATTAAATTTAGTAAACAAACAACCCAAAGATCCGGACGCACCTAAGCCACCGGTAGGTTCACGTTCAGAGCGTGAAGCCAAGCTAAAAGACAAAGCAGGTATGGTTATTTCTATATTTGCATTGTTATTAGCAGTGAACAGCTGGTACGGTGGCAAATTATCTAGCACAGTATTAAACAATACACTGGGTGCTAACAATGCTTGGGCACAGTATCAGTTTTGCAGTAGCAGGAATTGGAATCGTATTAAGCCTAAACGGCATAATGCTTTGGTTCTAACACACAATAGGAGCGGGAAATGACAGAAGCAGTGAAAAGCGAAAGCGAAAAGAAAAAAGAAGATTGGATGAATTCAAAATGGCGTCCAATGATGGGTTGGATGTACATGTTGGTCTGTACTATGGACATGGTTATATTTCCCGTCCTATGGAGCCTGTTGCAGACTACCACAGGACATCCTATCACACAATGGAATCCATTAACCCTACAAGGGGCTGGCCTGTTCCACATTGCTATGGGTGCTGTTCTAGGTATTGCGGCATTTGGTCGCACACAGGAAAAACTAGGAGGAGCAAACAATGGCGGAATACAAGCACCAGGAACAGGATTCCAGAGCGGGACTCCAGCATTTGGCGCACCGCAATCAGGATTTGGTTCCGCGCCTGGGGGCTTCGGTTCTTCAGCACCAAGCACAAGTTTTACATCAGCACCAAGTTGGGGCACAACACCAGTGGCAGCAGCCGGTGGATTCGGCGCACCAGCAACAGGTCAAGTAGTAGCAGGGTTTGGCGGAAAGCCAGCACCAATGCAACCAGAACAACCACAACTTTAAGGAGTTATTATGAAAAAGTTTTTAATCGCATTAAACATTGTTATTTGGAGTTTTGTAGGTTATCAGGCAACTGCACTTGCAGCAGACGAAGCGCCTAAAACTAAAAAAGTCTGCGTGGACGTACAAGGCAAGGACGGCAAACCCGTTATTGATCCTAAAACCAAAAAGCCAAAACAAGACTGTAAAGAAGTTAAGGTACACAAAAAACACGAAGGCACTAAACCAGAAGACGTTAAGAAAAAATAACAGTAAATAGATGTAGTAGTAAATATAAGGCTGCTTGACGCAGCCTTATTTTTCGTATATAATATAAACATGGACTACTATTCAACTCTCGGCCTAAATCGAAACGCTACTGAAGACGATATTAAAAAAGCATATCGTAAAATGGCTATGAAGCATCATCCTGATCGTGGCGGCAATGAAACAACATTTAAACAAATTTCCGAAGCCTACGAAATACTAAGCGATCCGCAAAAGAAACAAATGGTTGACATGGGTGTTGACCCCAAAGCACAAAATATGGGTGGTGGACATAGACAAGGTCAACACCCATTTGAATTCCATTTTAACTCTGGAAACTTCGAGGATGTTTTTAATAACTTTGGATTTGGTGGACCGTTTGGGTTTGGTGGTCGTCAGATGCAACGAAACAAAACTATCAATATTACGGTTGACCTATCTTTAGAAGATATACTTAACGGAAAAGAACTTGATGCCGAGCTTGCTGTGCCTAACGGTAAGAAAAAAATCATTAACATTAGTATCCCCGCAGGCATTGAAGGTGGACAACAAATTAGATATCAAGGCATGGGAGATGCTAGCATTTCCGGAGTACCACCGGGCGATTTAATTGTTAACATACGAGTTGCGCCGCATCCTATTTTTAGAAGAGAAGGCGATTCTCTAGTTGTTGAAAAGAATGTATCAGTCTGGGACGCTACACTAGGATGTAGTCTAGATCTACAGACCTTAGATGGAAAAAAACTAAACATCACAGTTCCGCCAGGCACACAACCAGAAACTGTCTTAAGTTGTAGAAACGAAGGACTACCAAATATGCGTAATAGGCAGCGAGGTAATTTATTAATTAAAATTAAAGTAGTTGTTCCAAGAAACTTATCCCCTAATCAAATTGCAACTATTGAGAGTTTAAGAAATGGAATTTAAACTAGGACCGCACCAAACATTATACGAAGCCAGTCAACCTTGGAATTTTGAAACTGACGGCGATGCTGCACAATTAGAACATGATATGATAGAGTTTATGATTCAACACAAGGGTATTGGATTAGCTGCTCCACAAATAGGCATTGCTAAACAGGTGTTTGTAATGGGTAGTAATAATATAGAAGGATTCCCAATGCCGTTTGTTGCATTCAATCCTGTTATTGTCGGAGTTAGTGGGTCTGAAGAACTTGCCGAAGAAGGATGTCTAAGTTATCCTGATCTATGGTTAAAGGTAAAACGACCTGCAAACATTGTTGCCGAGTATCAAGATGCTAAAGCAAATACACACACTGTGGAGATGTCGGGGCTAATTGCCAGATGTTTTCAACACGAACTAGATCACCTAAATGGTATATGTTTTGTTGACAGAGTATCTCCTATGAGACTACAATTAGCTATGAAGAAACTGAGGAAAAAGAAATAATGATTGAACCAAGCCAGAATTTACAACAGATTTTTGATAATGCTGTGTCGGTTGCTAAGAATATGCAACACGAATATATCACTATTGAACATCTTGTTTATAGCATCATGTGCGATCAAGAGTCCTATCAGATTATAGAAAACTACGGAGCCGATGCTAACTTTATTAAAACCAATCTAGATCATTATATCAAAAACAATCTTAAAGAAATTGTTATTAGTGAAACAGAATATAAACCTAAAAAAACCAGTTCTGTTGAAAGAGTGTTGAATCGCTGTTTCACACAGGTACTGTTTAGCGGCAGGCAACGCATGGAAGTTGCTGATATCATCATCAGCGTTCTAAGCGAAAAGAACAGTTTTAGTTTTTACTTCTTGACCAAAGGCGGTCTAACTAAAGATAAATTTGTCAAGTACTTTCAAGAAAATATTGTTGTAGATGAAGAAGAAGCACAACCAATGCAGGTAGTTAATAACAATCAAGTGGAACGGATCATAAATCAGTTCTGTACTAATCTCAGTCTTGCTGCCAAGCAACGTAAAATTGATCCTGTTATTGGACGTGATGAAGAACTTGAGAAGATTCAGCTGATTCTTGCTCGTCGAAGCAAGTGTAATGTTCTAATGGTCGGTGAGCCAGGTGTAGGTAAAACTGCTATTGCAGAAGGCCTTGCACGTAAGATCTTTGAAAAGAAAGTTCCTAAGTTTATTCAAGATCATCAGGTCTACACACTAGACATCAGTGCTTTACTTGCTGGTAGTAAATATCGTGGAGACTTTGAAGAACGCATCAAAGCTGTGTTAGCTGCTTTAGAAAAGAAAGGCAAGATTATTCTTTTCATTGACGAAGCACATATGATGCAGGGAGCAGGTGCGGCTAATCAAAGTTCAAACGATATGGCCAATATGCTTAAGCCTATTCTTACTAAAGGTGTTATTAAATTAATTGCATCTACTACATGGGAAGAATATCGCAAGCATTTTGAAAAGGATCGTGCATTGATGCGCAGATTCCAACGTGTCACTATCGACGAACCTAGTGCAGAAATGTCTGTTAAAGTACTTAAAGGTATCCGTAAGTATTACGAAAAACATCATAATGTTAAAATTACAGATGCGGCTATCGAACAGGCAGTTAAATTATCTGTGAAGTATATGGCAGACAAAAAGTTGCCTGATAAAGCTATCGACATTATCGACTGTGCAAGTGCTCGTTATAAATTAAAAGACGATCCAGAGATGGAAGGTGTTGAGCAACTAGTTGACGTTGAACAAATTACCTATGAGCTTTCAAAGATGATCAATATGCCGTTAGAAATGGTGGCACAGAAAGAAAGTAAAAATTTAGCAGAACTAGAGTCGGGCATGAAATCCGCTGTCTACGGTCAAGATGGTGCTGTTGATACACTACTAGACAAGATTTTTGTAGCACAAGCGGGTATGAAACAGCCAAACAAACCTATTGGTAGTTTCCTGTTTCTTGGTCCAACAGGTTGCGGTAAAACTGAAACAGCCAAGCAACTGAGTGAAAAGATGGGCATGCCTTTGATTCGATTTGATATGAGTGAGTATCAAGAGAAACATAGTGTGGCCCGCTTGATTGGCGCTCCTCCAGGTTATGTAGGCTACGAAGATAACGCAGGACAATTAATTACCAAATTACAGGAAATGCCTAACTGTATCTTATTACTAGATGAGATCGAAAAAGCTCATCCCGATGTTAGCAATATCTTGTTGGGATTTATGGACAACGGATTTGTCACTGGATCGAACGGCAAACAAGCAGACGGTCGTAATTGTATTCTTGTTATGACTAGTAATCTAGGAGCAAGAGATAACGAAAATAATACTATCGGCTTTGGTGATTTAGATAAAGACGGTGAGGATGACAAAGCACTTAAAAAGTTCTTCGCACCAGAATTCCGCAATCGTTTAGATGCTGTTATCAAGTTCTCTAAACTTTCACAAAATATTGTTTCACAGATTGTCAAGAAATTTATTGCAGAATTAAACGGTCAATTGAAAGACAAGAACATTGAAATTGCACTCAATGTTGATGCTGTTAACTGGTTAGCTGAAAAAGGATTTGATAGTAAAATGGGTGCTAGACCGCTAGCAAGACTAATTGATAACAAGATTAAATCACCGTTAAGTCGAAAAGTCTTGTTTGGCGAGTTGCAAAGCGGTGGCAGGATTGATGTTTCGGTTATCGACAACGATTTAAATTTTGCAATCGGACCGGTATTGACCAAGGAACAAAGAAAAGCTCTTAAAAGAGGAATACCGCTCGAAGAAGTACAAGGTATACAAGAAGATGCAGAAAAGCAAGACAACTAAACGAAAGTTCTACGGTAAATGGTTATACAAGGTGTCTATTAACGCACCTGGTATAGCCGTTTCTCGATCAAAGTCTTTAGATGACACCATAGCATTTTTAAAAAAACCCATACCTAATACTGCATATAAACAAAGTTTAATTACCAAAGCGCATTCTAACGCAGAATCTCTAATCGAACTGTGTATTTTTTTAAAAACTGCGCCTGCGGAAGACTGGACTAAACGTATTGAAACTCATCAATTAGATTTTTATACCAACAATAAAGATCTGTATGATAGATTCTGTAATAAATTTACTGACATTGTAATACAACAGTTCGAACCCGAAGAGGACAACCTCGAACTACTGAAAAATCAATACACAATTATTGTTAAAAAGCTACCGCACAACAAGTATCGATATAAAGCCTTTCTTAGACCGCACAAAATGAAAGGAGATGTTGACGCAAAAAAACGATATCTCGAATGGATTGACATGCAGGGTGATAAAATTCGTATGTCTAAAATTGTAAAGGCTTGGTTTATGCACACTGACTGGAATTGGGATCGTAGATATCTTCTAGTAGAAGACACCCCAACGCTATTAATGTTGCAAATGCGCAGCGGAGATGCTGTGGGAAAGGTTTACGAATATGTAATAGTCGATAAATAAGAGATGTCCATAGAAAGCATCGTTTTATTATCAAATATCACAGCAGAAGCTGATGATTCTGTTTACCTATACAGTGATAAGCAGCCAGGAGCCGGGTATCATCGTAGAGGTGACGGCTTACACACAGCTACGTACACCGTCGATTCCTTTATAGGATCTGTAAAAATTCAAGGTACACTAGCTCTTTATCCTAGTGACTATGACTGGTTTGATATCGATGGCACTGAAATAGGACTGGGATCAGATAGTTCTGCGTGGACTACAACAAATTCCTTTAATTTTACCGGAAATTTTGTATGGCTACGTGCTGCATACAATCTACAGAACGGTACTATCACACAAATCCTTTATAATTACTAACTGTTAGTATTCGATAAATATAGTATGACCTTACGGAATCATATTATATGCTATTAAAAGAAATGTTTAGCCCTGTCGGCTCTCCTAAAGATGATCAAGCAGATATCGACTGGATTGGCGATCTTAAATTTTACATGGATAACAGCGACGAAATGTTGAACAAGCATTTTTTCCCTGCGGTCAAGCGTCATAAACAACATCAGGGCAATCCAAATGCATATAAAATCTACATTCGTACGCTAGAAGGCTGTTTAGAAAGCTATTGCGAAAAGTATGAAGTTGCAGATCGTGACGAAAAATTCCCTAAAGACAAATTAATTGAACTAGCAAAAAGTATTGCTGATCAACAAGAAAAATATCTAACAAGAGGCGACTACGATAAATGAGACTTCTTGAACTATTTGAACAATCGGGCAAGACTGCTGCTGTTGCATTTGGCAGGATGAATCCTCCTACGATTGGCCATCAGAAAGTGGTTGCTGCTATCTTGAAACAGAAAGCCGATGCTCATTTTCTATTTGTGTCGCAAACTCACAAACCAACTGGCAAGAACAAAACAAGATACGAAAACCCGTTGCCGTTTGATGTTAAACTGGGATTTATAGAAAAGGCATTTCCCAATATTGATATCGGCGATACTTCAGTAAGTACTGCCATTGGTCTACTGCAATTTTTAGAAAAACAAGGATTCGACAACGTTATCTTTGTAGGCGGATCAGATCGTGTAGCTAGTTTTACTGAATTGTTTAACAATCAAAACGGTGTTGATTACAATCTTAAATCAATTAAAGTGGTGTCTAGTGGTGCTAGAGATCCTGATGCAGAAGGCGCCGAAGGCATGAGTGCCAGCAAGATGAGAGCTGCTGCCATTGCCAATGACTTCGAATCATTTAAGTCGGGACTGCCATCGGGATTAGAGTCAGATGCCAAAGAAGTATTTGCTGCGGTTAGACAAGGACTTGAGCCTTGGCTAGAAGATGTAGAAGAAGGATTTGGTTCTAAATTAGCAGGATTGGGTCTTGCAGGAGCAATGGCGTTCGGAGCTGCTGGGGCAAATGCTAGAGTTGTTCCCGGGCAAGATGATGCTGGCATTAATCGCTTGACAGGTAAACCAATTGCTACGCAACAAGCAACTGATACCGCACCCGCAAAAGCAGAAGCACCAAAAGGTTTCAGTAAAGAATATTTACAGGCGGTGGTGGACGGCAAACATCCGAGACCTATGGTCAGTGTTGAAAAAGCAAAAGAATTATTAAAAAATATGACAGAAAAAGAATCTGTTGAAATTACAGAACTTGCCGATGACGATGCCTACTACAAATATATTGTAGCAAAAGTAAAAACCTCTAGACCTTTAAGTACTCGAGAAAAAGAGTTTTTAAAAACCTACACACTTCTCAATAAAAAAACAGAGGGTATAAAAATTCCCTTTGCTGGTGCCAAGGTAGGACATAAGGAAGGTCCTGTAGGTCAATGGCGCAATAAAGGCCCTAAGGCAAACAAGCCAGCAAAAGTTGGCGACCTAGTAGGCGGATCGGCATCTTAAAGTGTTAAGGAAAACTAAATGAAAGCAAAAGAATTTATACCTGTAAACAAACCTAGAAACTTTGTGGCTAAAAATGCACAGTCATCTGGTGCTGGCAGACATCAGGACAGCAGTAAGAAAAAAGATCAGGAACAGGGCAAAGTCAAACATAAGAAAGATCTTGTTCCTATGGAAAGTGCTCCCGACGGTTGGGAAGGCACAGTTAAGGCTATGAAGAAACATAAGGACATCGATAATCCTTATGCGCTAGCTTGGTCTATGAAGAACAAAGGCTATAAGAGTCATAAGAAAGAAGGTGTAGCAGAAGCAACCGGCAATGACTTCCGTGTTGGACAACGAGTAATCTATACTACAGGCAGGGGAGAAAAGTTTCCTTCTATAGTGACTGCGGTTGACTTTGACGAAGATGCTGTTAAAATTAAAAGCGCAGACAACAAACCATTTCCCAATAGCGGCGGCGATATTGAAATAGTAGTTGATCCAGGTTGGAAGTTTTTAACAGTTGAACCGAGAGTTGATCCCGATTCTATTATTGCTGTATCACCAAGTATGAGAAAAACTACAGAAAGAGTTCGTGATCCCGAAGACTGGGATGAAGGCAACACTGAGCCAGGCAATAACTTTGCTGTGTATATCAATGGTAAGAAATGGAAAGTGTTTCCTGGTCCAGCTGGTGCGTATGCAGACAGTCCAGAAGAAAAAAGAGAACTTGGTAGATTGCAAGCTATGGCCCAACGTAAGTCGCAAGAGACTGGCAAGAAGTGGCAGGTCTACGTCACCGGTGAGCCGGCAACAAAATGATCGACGAACTTGCTGATATTAAACGCCTAGCAGGCATTACCGAGTTTAAAGGTCTGCAGCCCTACGGCGGTAGTAATATCAGCATTACGGGTATGACCAATCAAGAATTGGAACGCAAGCATAAGATTAGACCAGGCACACCGGAATGGTTTCAGTTATGGTTTAGTAAACCATATCTAACAGGCGAAAAGAAGGTAGGAAAATAAATGGTTGAAATAACAGAATCAGCAAAATTAAAGATTATAGATTTGTTGCTGGAAGAGAATAATCCTAAACTAGCATTGCGTACCTTTGTACAAGGTGGCGGATGCAGTGGCTTTAGCTATGGATTTACCTTTGACCAAGAAAAGAATGAAGATGACTTCGAATTTCCTATCAACGAACAGTACAATGTTCTAGTGGATGCAATGAGTATGCAGTATCTACAGGGTGCAAAAATAGATTATAAAGAAGAATTAATGGGCAGTCAGTTTGTGATTAGCAATCCTAATGCACAATCAACTTGCGGTTGTGGATCAAGTTTTTCAGTATGAACCCAGATCAGTATCCAGTGTATCCAGAAGATGACGGCCACGATAGATTTCGTAATCCCTATTCACCAGTATGAGAGCTAAAGAATTTATTTTTGAAAAACGATCTTCGACTCTCGAAGATCAGCACCCTAACGAAAGACCACGTGGGCCGGAAACTAAACCCACTATGCCTGCCGGTACTGTTAGAGTTGACGTTACTGATGTCTACGATTGGTACAAGTTAGGACAACACATTAGCGATCTAGAAGGTTTAGGTAAACATGATTTCGGCAAAGGGCCACCAAGCACTATTATTGCCTTTGGTAGTGAAGCTGAAGAACACAAGTATCTTAAGAATCTAAAAAAATTAGGTCTTGTCACTACTGACCTTGATCCTATTGATCCTAAACAACCTAAAGGCATGAAGCGTCAAAAAACTGATCCAACATACAACGTAGGCAAATAAGATGCGAGCAAGCGAATTTGTTGTCGAAAGAAAAAAATCTAAACGTAGATCAAGAAGTGCCGCTTGGGGTCCTGGTCCCTACGGTGGCTATGGCTACTATGCTGGATACAGCGGAGATTCAAGCGGTGAAGGTGGCGGCGAGGGTGGTGGTGAAAGCGTAGAGCACGAAAACTTTGCCGACGGCAAGCGTCCGCAAGACAAAGGCGACAGCAAGCGACATGGGATAAATACCAAAGCATCAGTAAGTTCACTCCGTAAGACTGCTAAACAAGGCGGCCGTAAAGGACAACTTGCACATTGGTTAGCTAATATGAAAGCTGGTAGAGCTAAGAAAAAATGAGAATAACTGAAATTTTATTTGAAGGTGTTGCAGGACCTAAAAGCTGCTGGCCTAACCATAGAAAAGTTGGCAC